TCCAACTTGAGGGTGTAATCAACCGCTACGTTGCCTGCAGCGTTCACAACCCGACCCGTCAGCGTCGCGTCATGAGCCCCAGCCGTCACAGCAGCTGCCTGCCATCGCACCTTTACTGTTTGGCCTGTTGCAACCGGACCGCCAGTTCCGTATGCACCACCGTTAATGCTCACCTCAACGCTTGGCGTTGCCGTCAACGTGTCTGCAGGGCCATTCCAAGTGGAAACACCCTCGTCAGAGGCATTGATCGAATTGCTAGGAAGCCATGTCATTTTCAGCTTCTCAGTCACAAATGCTGAGAGCTTCTTTGGCGTAACAAACCTCTCGTCATCGGTCCCAGCATTGACTTCGCCCTGAGTCGCAATCTCAGCAATACCCCTTATTGCCTCAGTTGCATCAGAAACTTTTGGTACGCTATCTTTAATTTCTTTGAAAGTTGCCTTAAACGTTGCGGCACCACGACCGACTGGAATAAGGTCTGTGTCGGTAAGATTAGCCATTACGGAAGAGCAGTCAGGGTGGTCAGATCAAGAGGCATGTAGGTAGCTTTACCACCAGCGGGTGTCACCGACTTATTGGTAACAGTTCCAGTTTTGGTTTCAGCAGCACTGGCATAGACAGCAGCAGCTGCAGCAAGTTGAGCAGCATCAACAACACGACCAGCAGTACCTGCAGTTACAGCAGCAGCATCAGCGAGTTGAACAACACCTTTAGCAGCAGCAGTAGCGTCAGCAACACCAACAATAGGTGCAGCAGCAGTACCAGTCACATTGATAGGAGCAGTACCAGTAACACCAGTAACACCACCAGCACCACCAGCAGAACCAACGTGATCCCAGGAAGTTCCTGCATAGATCAGCATGTCACCAGCATTGACTGAGGTACCAGCAAGGGTTCCCCAGGAAGGACCAGTCAGAGTACCTGCAGAGCTAAGGATATGAACATCACCAGAAGCAGGAGATGTAGGAGCAGTAGCAGTAGCAGCAATGGTACCTTTATAAACAAGAGCACCAGGCAAATTAGCACTAAGAGTACCATCAGATGCAATAGCCAGGTTTGCACCAACCTTCACACCACCAAGGTTTGTACCAGTAGCTTGAGGAAGGGTATAGACAAGAGCGTTTTTAATTGTATCGTAGTCAACCTTGTAGCTAGTGCCAGCACGATTAACAACAAAGAGGTCAGTTCCTTGAAGAGCCATGATTACGGAAGATAAGTAAGAGGAATAGGATCAAATGTTAGATCAATGTTAGTACCAGTGACAGTGCTTGTAATAGGAGCATGTCCAGTCACAGAAGGCGCAGGACCTACAGGACCAGCAGGACCAGCAGGACCTTGAAGACCTACAGGGCCCACAGGGCCTACAGGGCCTACAGGACCAGCAGTACCAGGGGGACCTACAGGACCAGTGTTAGCTAGGGTTACCCAAGCACCAGCATCTGCATCCCAGAAACGTTGAACAAGTTCAGCTTTATCAAACCACTGCTTACCATCTTGTTCTTTATCAGGTAAGCCATAGGGAGCAGGTAGAGCATCTTGTACATAGGGATCAAGTCTTGTACTGATAGCATCAGTTGTAGCAATATATCGATCCCTACCATCCTTTGGCCACTTACCTTTGAGTTGATCTGGTTTGGTAACAGTGTCACCAGAGATGCTACCAAAGGTTGTACCAATAGGATACTTTGACCATACCCCATCTCTAAGAGTATTGATATTCCCATAGAGTTCACAACGCTGTTCTTGAAGAGCCAACCTTAGTTGATCAAAGTCATCATTTAGGTCGGATGCCCTAATAGCAGAACCAGGGTAGAACTGAGCATTCATTGAACTCAGATCAGTCTGACGATAGATCCTGATATTGAAAACATCAGGTTGGTTACTGGAGGGAGTAGGAGGCGCTGGGGGAGCTGTATTAAATTGAATGGTGGTCGGATTAGCAAAAGACCAATCCGTCCTTGGAACTATCTTATATTCTTTTGTAGTGTCATCCCAAAGGGCGACATTGATATGTTTTTGATCGAGATAGGTAAAAGGAAAGGTGTACTGCGTAAGCACACCATTACCCTTATAACGAATCTCTACGTCAGCGCACGGTGTCGCAGTCATAGTTACTTGCTCATCTCAATGATGGTTTGTAGTTGATCGGCTCTTCGTTGGTTTCCTTGTTTACGCTGGGTAGCAGCAAGACCTTCTTGACGGGCCAGAGTATTCAATTGTTGAATATCAGGTGTATCCTGACTCATGTGCTTCCAAGCGTTCTGCTTGGCTTCTTTCAGTACCCGTTCAATGAGCGCATTGTGGAAGGTATCAGCAGCTTCATAGCGACGACCATTATCCCGATCGTTCTCCATCTTGATGATAGATTCAACAACCTTTGGATCTTGGAACAGCTTATTCAGCTTCTCTTCGATGTTCTGTTGACTGATGTAATACTGGAACTTCGACTTAAGGTCAGGCCTACCTTCCAGTGATTCCTTATTGGGACCAGTGTTAAAGGTGAGCTTCAGATCCACTCCACTACGGTACAGAAGATCCCGAGTAGGATTGACTGTCGGATTAACCATGAACGGAGAGACACCATTCCAGAGGCGAGTAGGTAGGTCATAGTCTTGGAGAGGCTGTCCATTCAGAATGTCGTAGCGATAGTTAGGAGTGTTACCTGGGATCAGGTCAACATACAAGTTACGGTTGTAGATGGATTGAAGGAACCCTTTCTCCAGTTCACGCATACCAGGACTGAGAACCTTACCAATCTCATTCCTCATACCACTGAGAGGTACTTGGTTGTTGACAAGGTTAGCAGCAATCTGAGGTAGCTTCATACCACCGTTGAATGCTTCAGTAATCTGGAAGATACCAGCAAGGAATGACTTATTGGTGATGTTCTGTGTAACCACATAAGCTAGTTTTCCATAGCTATCTGCTGTCCACTGTTCACCCATCACCTTCTGACCATCAGCAATATCAGCAGCCATACTCAGGAAGGCATTGAAGGGTTCCAATGCTTCATACGAGACATACTGATCACCGATCTTGAGAGAACGAGGTCTCCAACCAAATTGCTTCCAAGCTTCACGCAGTTCACGATCCGGTGGACCGTTACCTGTGATCTGTCCATTAGCAGCAGCCATAGCAACCATAGCTGTGAAGCCATAGCCAATCGCTTGACGACCACGAACAGTAGCTCGTGCTACCTCAAGGTCTTGTGCTGTCTTGATGCCATACCGAAGGAGCTTAGGATCATCGAAGTTACGAGTCAAGATATCGACGTTTTCTTCGATGAAGCTATTAAGGACAGGAGTGTACTTACCAGTCAACTCAAGAGCATTCACACCAGTCTTCATGAACAGCATGAAGGGACGAAGGTACGGTTGAGCCTTGAATGCTTCATCAAGCTTCTTACCAAAGCCTTGCAGATCTTTAGTGAATGCAGCTTCTTGATAGGCGTACTTAGCCATACCATCAGACAGCAAGCCATCAGCTGTAAACACTTTAGATTCAAGACGCTCTTCAGCAGCTTTGATCATCTTGGGAATCTCTGCATCATCCCAAGCTTTACCAAGTTGCTTAGCTTGATCCCATACTTCCATCACAGCATCCTGTCGGATCTGTGCTCGACCAATCAAGGTACGGAAGAAGGCATCAGAAGACTGAAGAATACGAGGACCATAATTGAAGATAGGGAGTTTGTTAATGGTACGCATTGCATCAGCAACACCCATGAACGCCTTATCACCATCAGATCCATAGAGCTTAGTGCTCTCCTTCAGTGCTTCCCATTCAAAGTCTTTAGAGGAAGGAGTAAAGCCTCTCCAACCATCTTCCATCTGTGTGTAGGCATGGAAGTCAGCAACAGCTACTCGCCATGCTTCACCAAGTGATTCAAACATTGCACCCATGGAGGCATGAGCACCACGGATTACACCTTCCTTATCATGTTGTCCAAGGCTACCAATAATGGTTGCAACAGGACGCATGATGGTATTAAGACCAGTACCTACAGCAGCACGGACAGGAGTCTTAGGACCAGACAGCATGGAGTTAATACCCATGGTGGCTAGTTCATCAACAATCTTGTTCTTGACAACACGATCACCTTCAGCATAACCACGAAGGTTACGAGACATAAAGGCGTTGAAGTCAGTCAACATTGTCTTGTTAGCACCGTTGGTAGCTACAAAGTGATTGAAGACTTGGAGGAGTTCATCGTTAGCGTTGTCTCGGATAAGCTGCTTTAGTGTCTGACCAGCTTGTGATACTGCAGCATCAGACTCTTCCATCATCTTTCCATAGTCCTCAAGACTAGGGCTGAACCTACGAAGGTTCCAAGACGACAGAGTGGAGGTTTCTTTGCGGATACGAGTAAGACCATTCCAACGAGCAATGATGCCATCCATCAAGCTACCAGGAGAGCCTACTGCTACTTCATCAGCAACATTCACTGCACCTCTAGCTAGGTCACGCATACCGTGAGTCAGCTGGGAGATAACAAGATCAGTAGCAATCAGTTGAGAGTGGTTAAGTACTTCACGACCTTCAATGATGGTCTTATTGATTTCACCACCATTCTTGGTCCTAGCAAAGCTATCAATAAATTCACGAAGATCATCTTCACTAAGATCAGTGATAGCTCGTTGATTACCACCATCATCTAAGAACTTACGAAGCTCAGTAGCAGCTTCAATGAAGTCTTCTTTAATATTAGTAGGTGTTTTCTTACCACCGTAGATAGCTTGGAATGCAGGATCAGCTACAAGTTGATCAGCAATTTGATCAATCTCTCGCTTACTAAGACCAGGAGCACCATACTCAAGACGACGGATATGAGCCTCACTGAGAGGACCCCTGGGAGAGCCTTGGGCTTGTTCCCAGTCATTACGAATAGAGATCATATCCCGCACACCCTTAGTAGGACGTGAGGTATTAGTCAGTGCTTGGTTATCGGTTACATCACCTTCATCATAGTAGGCAGGGTTCTGACGAGGAGTACCATTAGCTAGATCTTCGATGTACTGATCTTCAGCCACTGCTTGGTTAGCTTTGCCTTGCTTAGCAGCACGACGAGAGAAGTCACGAGTAGCTCCCCAATCAAGGTCATGCTTCTCTGCAGCCTTAGCCATGTAGGCCAGCTTGTCATCATCAGATAGAGCTTTCCAGTGATCAATACCTTGGAGTTGGTTGTTAGCTTTCCATTCAGCTTGAGTAGGGAATTCAACAACTGCAGCTTCACCAGTAGCATCTGCTTGAAGTTGTGCAAGCTTTAGGTTGGCAGCTTTCTGTTGACGATAGACAGCAGCTTCAAAGTCCTTCTGAGCATACTTCTGAACCTTCTCTGTCTTCTGTCCATACTCAATCCTAGAAGACCTCTCAAGGGCCTCCTGAGTAGGATTAGGTACATTCCCCTTAGCAGCTGGTTTGAGAGCCCTTACAGAGGCTCCTACACCCTCCATACCGAGGTCTATGACTGTACCAATACCCAGTCCTTCTGCTGTGTTCATAAGAGCACGTTGAGCAGGAGACATATCATCAGTGGTAGCAATAGGCTTAAGGACATTGCTCCACTCAGGCTTCATCTCAATAAGAGCAGCAGCTACGTTACCTTGTTGAGAGGTGTTACTAACAGTGTCATAGACAGCACCTTGAGCAGCACTCAATCCAACACGACCAAGTGCTGATCCTTTGGCTGCCATCTGTAGGCCTTTGACACCTTTGATAGCCATACCGACCTTACCAACACCAACCATACCAATACCGAATTCGGTAACAGTACGGATAGCATTGCCCCATACAGTACGGGTAATAGGCTTATCTTTAACAACCAACGGGTTGTCATAGAGGTAGGGCTTCTCTGGAGTATCAGGTTGGTAGAACTTAGGATCAAAGAACTTAGGGATACTGACAACACTATTCCAAGCATCAACAGCACCACCAGCAAGAGCATTACCTACTTCTTGTAGGTTCTCCTTTGCACCAAACTCTTTGGGATCCTTAATCTCATGTGAATCCTTTAGTGAACCATCAGGATTCTTCATTGAGGCAGCTTTATCCTCATCTGCCTTTAGTTGGGCGGCTTCGGCATCAGCTGCTTGTTTATCTTCAGCAATCTCTTGATCAATAGCTTGGAGATTGTTGTATCGGTCTAAGGCGTCTTGATTGACCTCAAACTGATCATCAAATGTACTCATACAGCAGTACCGTGTAGAATGTTAAACCGCCTTCCATCAGGCAAAGCAACCGTTAGACGGTCACCATAATCTGTTTTAACCTTACCAACTACCCAGGCTCCATTACGGAGAATAACCTTGGTACCAGCAGGCATTGCATAATCCCATCCAGTGTGGACTCGTGCTCCACCATCACGGCTAGCACCAAACTCTCCACCATCAACAGTCACACCAGCACTGACAGGAACTACTCCAGCACCAGTCTCAAACCCGATGTAGTTATCGAGTGATTGACGAGCAAAGAATTTGTTGTTGGATTGTTTAATGTCTAGGTGAGGTCCATACTGACCAGGACCTTGAGGACCAATGCCACCAACCTTATAGACAAAACTAGACTTCATCCGTGAGGGATCAAAGTTAGGGTTGTTGATGTTTGATTTAGCAGCTTCAAGTGCAGCAACGAGTTGTTGTGGTTTGACATATTGAAGACCAATCCACTCGTTACCCATACCACCAACAACAGCACCAGCATCTGCCTCACCACTGAAGAACTTACCAGCTCTACCATGGATCAAAGCGATAGCTAGCTTATCTTGAGTAGCTTGATCATAGAGATCAGAACGACTAGCCTTACCACGAGATACAAGACCACGAAGTGTTCCACCAATGATCTGATAACGACCAGTAGCATGAAGTACACCTCGTGCTTGGAGATCCATCACCTCACCAACAGTCATCTCTGTAAGAGAACGACCGAACTTACCAAGGCCTGTACCCGAGCCATGTGCTACATGACCACCAGCACTACCACCAGTATTGAGTGAGTCATAACCACCATTCACTGTATCGTTGCTAGATTCCTTACTAGCAATGAGATCCAGCAGTGCTTTATAAGGAGCACCAGGACCACCACTCTGTGAGTAAGCTTGAGCAGTACGAGCAAGTGAAGGACGGAAGGTCATCAATTGACGGAACTGAGGACGTACACCGTCATAGACAGCAGCACTCGGTGGTTTAGTGATGGGTTGTTGACCAGCACTTTCCATCAAGGTATCCATCAACTCATAAGGAGTCATGTTTGGATAGATCTGATTCATAGCATAAATGAAGCTAGGAATAGAGCCACCTTTACTGACATTCTTAACAGCGACTACTTCATCATGGGTTAAGATGTTTGTCTTCTTGATAACCATAGGATCTTGAGCAATCCTATTCCGTATCTGAGACATACGGCGAATGGATTGTTGTTGACCACTATCCCTAGCCAGTGCTTGAAAGCCTGCATCCTCACCACTGAGAGCCCCGTTAGCACCCATACGAAGTGCATAGGCACCCTTACCCTCACGACCAGCCATGATGTCCTTATGAAGCTCCTGATAGGCCTCTTGATAGGCTTGCTCTGGAGTAGCTCCTTTAGACATAAGCTTCGCTGCTCTTGACTCAAGGTCTTGATGAGCAATAGCTTGCATCATGTAGAACTGACCATTGATCGATTCAGGGTTGGTAGCCAGTTCACCGAGTGATTGCTTCAGTGATTGATCAACAGCTTTCTTGGTGCTAGTGACAAACTCTTTAGAAGCACTATCACCTTGTTGTGCAAAAGAACGGTACTTGTTGATAAGGTTGGTGCTATACCGACCAGTCATCAATTCAAGTGTAGTTAGTTGACCAGTCCTAGCTTTAGCCTCTAGGACACGATCAGCTTCTTTATCAGCTAGTTCTTCAGAAGTTGTGAACTTAGTGATACCAGCAGGAGGGTGTTCCTTAAAGGTGCTCCTCCACCACTCCTCATACTGCTCCTTCTCTTCATTAGAGAGGGGACCATTCTGAGTAACATAGTCGTGGAGTTCCTTTTCAGCGTTATCCTTCTGTTGCTCTAGTTCAAACTTATCTTGTTCGTACTCCTTACGGTTGAAGGAGTCAATAGTGTTGGATAGCTCAGCAAGATCACGACCATAGAGATCACCAAAAGCCTTAGGTTTATTAGACCCATTGAGGGTTACACCTAAAGCCTTTAGATCATCAAGGTCTTGTGCTGTGAACTGACCAGTCTTAGCCATGTCTTGGAGGATACCAATAGCAGCTAAGCGTTGGTTACGAAGACCAACACTTGAACCACCACTGGTACGAGTGATCCAATCCATGATGCCTTGAGCACCACCAGCTTTGAAGTCAGTGACCAGTTCGTTGGTTTGCTCTTCCTTGAATTCTGCACTGAGAGCCTTAGAGCGTTGGTTAGCAAAAGCTACCTTCTCTTGGTTCTCAACTTCACGCATCCCTTTGAAGAGATACTCATTCAGGAATTTAGCATCAAGACCACGATACTGTTTGAGGTACTCTGTACGGAGCTGTGCATTAACAGCAGCCCATACAGCAGGACCTGCATTCTGTGCAGTATTGAGAGAGTGTTCTTCACCGTTGATGGTGAACATCCGATCTTGATTTTCTGCCCTGAAGATGGGGTAGTTATCAGCACCTTGAATGGCAAAAGCCTTCATGGCACCAACTTGCCTACGACCACTCAGTTTACGGAATTCATTGATCTGTTCAGCACCAACTCCTCGCTCTTTAAGTGATGCAATGAGTCCATTGTTAGCTTGGTCAAAGGCGTCAACTTGTGACTCCATTGTCTTGAGTTGGTTATACTCATCAAGAGTAATACCCATTTCAAAGACAGCGTTATAACCAGCTAGTTCTTCTGCCTCACCTTTAGCTTCAGCATACTCACCATACTTCTTGGCTAGTGTTTGAGAGAATGCAGATAAGCTACCAGATATCCGTTCGATATCATTAGCGTTACGGTTAGCATCCTCTACTCTGGTCCTATAGTTTTGAAGAACAGCTGCTTGATACCTTTCCCTGAACTGTTTATTCAGGTTATGGTTAGCTTCTCTGTTCTGGTTTTCCAGTGCATGTTTGCGTTCTAGACCCGAAGCATAAGCATCTTGATTGCGACGGTCTTGATCCTGAACGGCTTGCATACCACGTATGACACGCTGCCCTTCAGCAAAGATTCGTGCAGTTTGATCTGGTGCCTTGATCGGATCAAATGGTGTACGTTGGGCGTACCCTTGGTACTCAATTTGTTTCATGGTTTACCACTTAATAGCACCCACGATGCCCTGTGCTGCTCCAACAGCTCCACTAATAAGGCCAGCATTACTAGGTGCGCCTTTAATGGGTTTGGGAGGTTTACGAGGCTTCCTGGGATTCTGGAAGATAGTTGTAGGTAGCGGAATAGGCTTAGGCAGTGCAGGAGCCATCTCAGGCTTAAGCATACGATTAGCTTCAGCTTGAATATCAGCACCGTATTTATCTGTCTTGATCTTCTTGATGTTGACAGAGTGTTGCTTCTTAGCAGATAGGATAGACTCAGCTAAAATAGCTTGGTTACGACCAGCTTGTGCAATGACTGCTTGAACAGCCTTACCAGCAGAGTTACCCGGTTGTAGAAGTTGAGCCTGTCCTTCTTCTTGAAGTTGCTGAACAACTAGGTCTTGGTTCTTAAAAGCAGCGTCAATGAATTGCTCATCTAAGAATCTATTCTCTGATTCCATAGCTACAGAAGCAGCCATGTTATTGAAGTTCAGCTGTTGCTTGTATGTCTGTTCGGACTTGTTGTAAGCCCGCATCTGCATGTTGTATTCGTAGTCACGAATAGCCATGCTATGGTTCCAGTCATTGAGAGCTGTTGTATCTCTCCAACCACGTTCAGCTGCTTCATTCCTGCGAGCAATGTTGACACCACGTTTAGCGTGTCTGTAGTCTCGTCTAGACTCTCTCCAATTATAGTTCCAAACCTTCATGTTATATTCATGTTGACGCTCCATTGCAGCGTTAGCAGCTGCATCAGAGGCCATACCACCAGCAATGCCTATAGCACCGCTGATAATTGCTCCAAGTACCATACTTACCTCCGGCTATAATAACGAGGTGAGTAAATACCTTCCCAAGTCATAGCAATGAGCGAGGTAGGGAATGGTGTATCAGAGACAACTCTTACATTGTGGTGCTCAGAACGTTGATGTATTGGTAGTGTAAACATAGAATAGTTTCTGATAGGGTTGACATCAGCGTTATAGTAATCAGCATCTTGTGTAGGTTGACGGTCTAACCATTCAGAACTACCCATTGCTTTCACCTTGAAGTTCAGCTCACCTGAAAAACCAACAGCGAATTTATACCTAGCGATCGTAAGACTTGCTGGATAGTCTGAGCCGTTCTCAGCTTGATAGTAAACCGTAGGAAGTTCTACATCAAAGTCATAAGTATAACCTGCAAACAAGTCCCTACTGCCTTCCGAGAAGTTTCCTCTAACAACATAGTAGTCACCTGTACCATCAGATCCTTTAGACAGAACCTCCGTATAGTATCCACTTTGAGTAACCCCAGCTAACCTGTAGATGGTATCTGGAGCAGTGAAAACAATAGGCTTGGTAGTGAGTGATACCTTGTACGGAACATAGACCTTAGAGGTCCTTGTAGAGCTATCAAATACTACTTTGGTTTTATCTACAATAGTCCAAAGGTCTAGGCGGGGATCAACTTTAACTCCAGCTGAAGTAACAATGATGTTTTCCGTAGTGGATTGGTTGAGGTCACCTTTACATAACATATACTGGTCATCCTTATGAAGGACAAAGTACATGTTATCTTTACTGATGAAGGTGTGTTTGATATTACCAGCTAGTTTCCATCGTACCCAAGCAGAGTAGAGTTTTTCTTCTCCTTCTCTGTAACTACGGAATAGGTACATGTCACGGCTATCTCTAGATGCAATGACAAAGAACTCATTCTGTGGGCTAGAGATAAGTTGGTCTACATCTTTAGGAATCCAGTCAGCTACAATACGACCAATATCTTGAACCATAGGGTTTTCATCTTGACCCTTAGTCACCATGTTTAACACACGAGTATAGCTGGGGGTCTTACTGATGAAGATGATTTCAGATCCCATGTCAACAGGATCTACATAATCATCCATCTCATAGTTGGAGATGGTCTTTATGGTTGTAGTGCTTGGTGAAATGACGCCTTGAATACCTTGAAGTAAGAACTGCTGTCTATCACTAAACAATGCTAAACCCTGTGCAACAGGCATCACACCATGCAATACACCAGGCTTAATACTAGAGACACTAACATCAATAGGATCAGCTGCTGTCTGTGTTAAGGCTGTCGCGTGATAGAAGTTAAAGTACTCACCAGCTGTGCTAAAGATAACATTATCATCGCTTAGGAACCCAAGCCGATTACTATAGAAGAATGCTTGTTGGATAGTGCTACCAATAAAGCTTGGATGCTTGTTGGTTTCATCATCACCTACAAGCCTAGGTTCCCAATCAATAGGACCAAACTTAAAGGTATTAACTGCAGTGTTCAGTAATTGGTGAGGCATGGTATCTGCCTTGACACCAGGAGATGCACCAGGCTTAAGTGTTTCTAACCAGTGACCTTTGCCAGACACACCATTGTCAGCAACGAATTTGACATAGTAGTCGTCCTTATCAGAGTTAGCTGTGTTAGCAACTAGAATTACACGACCATTAACTGAGTCAGCTGGAACTTGTGAAATGTTATCAGCCCTATCTGTAATGATACGGGCATCAAGGTTTGACTGACCAGCCTTAGCTTCAATAGTAAAGAAGTCGTTACTCTTAACTTCGATTGTGTTCGTTAGTCTTGTAACAGTAGCTGAAGGTAGGGCTCCTTTAATTGCCGTCTCATAAACTTTAAGGATCTCCTCAATACTAATGAACGCTTTGAAGTAAGTGGCGGGGTCTTCTCCGTCAGCAGGTCCCTTTTCTCCCCACCTAGTAGGTTGGAGGCCAGGTAAGGCAACATCAGTTCCATTGATTTTAAGCTCATACCTAATACTGTACTGAGCCTGACTAATAACAACAGTAGCCTCTTTGACCTGTCCTTTGGTCGTAGGTGGTGTAGGGTAGTTATCGGGAAGAGCAGCTACTACCTTTGCCTTATTGGTGATGACAGAGGTATCTTGAACAGACAATATATCGAAGTTCTTATAGGTACCAGTTAGATAGGACTGACTTGATCCTTCATAAGTTACAGAACAAGCTGCTCCAGTATCTATATTCCAGATCTTTAGTTCACCATTAACGATACATCCTACATAACCTTCCTTACCATCTCTGACAATATCGAACCATCTACCTGTGTGGAACTGTGTTCCTGTTCCAATGGTAGTGATGTACTTAGTACCAGGACGTTTAATGAGACCAAAGGTCGGATCAGGATAAGCATTGATTGCATCCCTGACCTGACCTGGAACCATCTGAACATCAGGCTGCTTAGACACACCACCCAGATAGTTAATTGTCTTCTGAGTAATACTTGCCATTATCGACTCAATGCTTGATAGGGTTGATAGCTGTTGTAGAAGTTACCACCTCTACCGTGTCCAAAGTATGTATAGCCACCTTGATTACATTCATACTCAATAGCCATAGCTCTGGTGTATGCTTCTTTCTGTTGGATAAGTTGTACTTGGTTTGGATCTCCAACAATACGTGAGCAGACAATAGCAGCAGCTCTTGCTACAATATAATCTTTGATAGGAATAGGAAGGTCTACCCAATCAAAGTACCATGTTACATCAACATAAAGGGTTTCATCGTTCCACTCATAAGTATGGTTAGTACGATCATATAGCTTACCGTCTCTACGAACGGAGTCATAGTGTCTGTAGTCATCTGTGAGATCCAACTGAATCATGTTGTTGGGAATCACAATATGCTTATTGCTATCAGGCTTAAGAGGATAGTTGTACTCTTTGTTAAAGGTCCATCCTTCAGACTGTACCTCCCGTGACACCTGCAAGAGAGTGTCATAGGCAATCGCAACGTCCGGGTTGGTTTGATCTAGGGTGGTTACAGGAGCCTGACCTACAGACGCCAGGATCTCATTGACGGCAGGCAGTTCCGCCTGGCGATTAGTAGTAGGAAACGGCATAGTACTCTATGTGTATAGAAGCATAAAAGCATTAAAAAAAGGGAGAGCCGAAGCCCTCCCCAAGAATCTCTTACGGAATAAGAGGAATGTTACATTCAGAACCAGGGTAGGCAACACGCAGACCTTTGGTTTCAGACTTCACAGTAGAAGCGGGCACAGCAGTGCCACCAAAAGCACGACGAGTTCGAGCTACCGAGATACGAACAGTGGGATCACCGCAGCTACCTTGAGGGGCAGCGGCAGTACCTTGATTAGTTGCAGCATTTGCAGCCATAATTTACCTCAGTATTTGGATGAGCGAGGATCATAGGTTTCACTTTTTACAGTGATGTTACCAGGACCAGCATAGTTGTTGGTATGGGTAATAGTAACCTCTTTGATCGTGTGTCCTGCCGCAACAGGCAGGACGGTGGTAGGAGCAGGAGCTGCACCACCAGTTCCAGTGCCTGCCATGATCAGACGCTCTGCAGCTCAATAGCAGCAGCAGGGTTCAGGGTACCAGCACCCATAGCAAGACGACCAACGATCACATCACCCTGATACAGGGTCTTGACATCAGAGCCAGTCGTTTGCACTTGGGGACCGATAGCTTCCACAACAGCAGCTGCATCCTTCTGATAAATCAGACCGCAGTGGTTGGTGAAGTCACCAGAGTAGTCGTTGTTCTCACCATCCACACGAGCCACATTACCAGCCTGGAACGGCAGGTTGTTGGACTTACGGATGGAGATACCAGCGATCTCATAGAGGCCCTCACCGCTATTCAGGGAGCCCTGAGAGCCACCGAAGTCACGGTTGAGGATGTTTGTATCCACCTGGGAGATAAGGGCGTAGTACTGGCGCGGAGACAGCACTGCGGTACGACCTTCACGAGGCAGGTTCTTCTCATCGAGAATAGCAGCTGCTTCAAAGAAGGCATCTACAAGGTGTTGAGCACTGTAGGCATTGCCAGCACCAAGCTTGATGATAGAACCACCAGGCTCGGGACCAGGAGCAGCAGTAATGGGATGTGCTTCACGAGCAGCCTTGGCGATGATACGGAAGATCTTCTTATCGTATGCCTCAGCAAGGGCATAGCCGATTTTTTTCGAGATCTCGCCGCGCAGTGAGTAGTGAGCAAGAGTCTCATCGAGATCATAGACGAATGCGCTGGCAACCAGCAGGTCGTCCATCACGATGGTCTTCTCTGCCACCGGGGGATCACCACTACCAAGGATCGGAGTACCAGGGACATGATAGTCCGCCGTCATACGGCCAGTGAAGATGAACTGAAGCGATTTGCCTTGCTTCAGGGTACGGTTCTGAACAGTGCCTTTTGCCACCAGAGCAGTCTGATAGGCTTTGAAGACTTCCCCACTGAACAGTTTCAGATAGGTGCCGTACTTGTTGTTGTAGTCGTTACCACCTTGGGTAAGACCAAGACCAGGAGTCTTGTTGATGTTACCGACAGCGGTAAACTTGGCATTAGGCGGAGTGCCAGTGCCGGGGAGATTAAGAGCCATTGTTAGTTAAGAGAGTTTATCAAGGCTCCAACGTTGGAAAAATTTTTAGCGCAAATATAAACAAGTTGTACGTCTCTCCGTACTGTCAATGGCAAAGGTTGTCGCCGTAGCGGCCAATGCCAATAGGAGCCAGGTCCGACACTGAGGTGCCTGACTCCAACCACATCTCTGTGGATTTCAGCCCGATTTATCGGGAACTAATTAAGCTACCTTCTCTACACCTTTAGGGCTAAGCTTCTTGCACTGAGCAAGGTCACCAACCGTAGTGTGAGGTTCAGGGTATGCAGGTTCAAAGAAGCGATCACCAGTTGTCTTAACGACATACTGAGGGACTACAGTTGTAGTCTTAGGGTCATAGCCAAGTGCCATAGTTTTAACCGATAGTAGGTGCCTTCATAGCGATAGGCACGATGTTGTTTGCAGCAAGATCGAGTGGGAAGTTGTGAGCATTCCGTTCGTGCATTACCTCAAAGCCGAGGTTAGCACGATTGAGAATGTCTGCCCAGGTATCGATCACCTTACCCTCACTAGAGAGTAAGGACTGGTTGAAGTTAAAGCCATTCAAGTTGAATGCCATTGTACTTACTCCCAGTGCTGCGAACCAGATTCCAACAACAGGCCAGGCAGCAAGGAAAAAGTGTAGAGAACGGCTATTGTTAAAGCTAGCATACTGAAAGATCAAACGACCAAAGTATCCATGGGCTGCTACAATGTTGTAGGTCTCTTCCTCTTGGCCAAACTTGTAACCATAGTTCTGACTTTCCTGTTCAGTAGTTTCACGAACAAGCGAGGACGTAACCAGCGAACCGTGCATCGCACTAAATAGCGACCCACCAAATACCCCAGCGACACCGAGCATATGGAATGGGTGCATGAGGATGTTATGTTCGGCTTGGAAAACGAGCATATAGTTGAAGGTACCCGATATACCGAGAGGCATAGCATCGGAGAAACTACCCTGACCAAACGGGTAGACAAGGAAAACTGCCGTAGCTGCGGCAACAGGTGCTGAGTATGCGACAAAGATCCAGGGCCTCATTCCCAATCGGTACGATAGTTCCCATTCCCGGAGCATGTAGGCATACACACCGATAAGGAAGTGGAAGACGATGAGCTGGAACTCACCGCCGTTATAAAGCCATTCATCCAACGAATTGGCAGCCCACACTGGGTACAAATGTAACCCAATTGCGTTCGAGCTGGGTACCACTGCTGCAGTGATGATGTTGTTACCCCACATGAGGGAGCCTGATACTGGTTCTCGGATACCATCTATGTCAACTGGAGGTGCTGCGATGAAGGCAAGAATAAAACAAATAGTTGCGGCCAGCAAACAAGGAATCATAATGACTCCCGCGTGACCAATATAAAGACGATTATCAGTGGAGGTAATCCACTCACAAAAAAGGTCCCAGGGTTTAGCCTGAGACCTAGGAGACGCAGTAATTGCGGTCATTGATGTTTAGGAAAGACGAGTAACTTTTATCCGTCCAACACCAGAGCCAGTGAGACCGATAGCATCAGCCGCACCTTTACTAAGATCGAGTTCCCGTCCATAGACATAGGGACCACGATCTGTCACCCGTACAATGGCACACCTCTTGAAGCAGACCTTAAGTCTGGTCCCAAAGGGGAGTGTCTTGTGCGCTGCAGTAAGGGCGTTTTGATTAAACCGTTCACCATTAGCTGTTAGCAGTCCATTGAAACCTGGACCGTACCATGAGCTAATGACTGACAGAGTTGTTAGAATAGGAAGCATGATAATAAAGCGAGGAACTTTAATATTGCTCACTCCTATTAGCCCCACTAATAAACGCGCTTTATTAGGGGGCCTGTTATTTAGAAGACGCCTGGGATGATCTGTCCTGTTACTGCGTAAGAGATAACAGCAGCCACGAAACCAAGCATAGCGAGGCGACCATTAAGGAGTTCAGCTCGCTCATTGTGGGGAATACCGTAGGGATGATCAGTCATGATGATGGGGGGTTCTTTAGCGAAGAGGTTATCAGGAGTAGTAGTCAAGGTTTGATCTCTCAAGTTTGTCAAAGACATCCTGTCGATAGGCAGGGTCATCTTCATAGCGTGGGTCGTTCATTGCACGAACAACCTCTGCTTGTGAACGGAATACATCAGATTCGTTACGTGGGGCATAGCCTTGCAGCATCTGTCCGTCATAACCAATGGCTTCATTGTATCGATTAGCAAGGGCTTGGACAGCAAAGAAGCAGGCAAGTGGATCACCACGATCAATGACTGTATCAAACATCTCTTGCTCTTGCTCACTGATATTCTCAGCTGCCCAAGCAATCATTTGATTGTAGTTCTCTTGACCACCAACAACACCTTGTAGTTGGTCTACATCATCTCGTGTGAGGTCTTGACCTTGTGGTCCGTATTGCTCAGCTTGTGCTCGATAGTCCAGATACATCTGGGCAATCTCAGCTGCAGAGAGTTGCTCTAACTTCTGAAGGGTTTCATCCCTGTACTCAGATAAGCTATCGTTCCACAGCTCATCAAGGAATGATGGATCTAACTCAGTAGGTGCCTCCTCTTGTTCATCTTGCTGTTGCTCTGGCTCGGGTTCACTGTTACGCTCACCTAACTTTCGTTGGAGTTCAAGGTAGGCATTCTCCAGATCTTCTGCATCACGGAATTTACCAGCAAGAAGGTTCTGTTCCTCTTGGTAGAGTTGTTCTCCTACATTGTAAGAGTCTTGCTCTTCTTGAGAAAGCTCTCCTTCTTGATACTCAGTAGGGTCGTAAGTAAATGTTGCCATATTTAGGGTGTGTATTGGCTGTCGCCATAGGTGGTGGTTTCTACGATTAGGTTGCCCAGCCCAGGTTTACGGATACGGTTAGGTTCACCAATCAGTGGTCGCTGGGCATACTTATTAGGTTCAAGACCCTCGGGGGACTGGACCGGAGGGAGCTTGTCCCTGGCTACTTTCTTCGGGCGACTGGGCGTTGCTTTGTCCATTGATCAAGTTAATTGCTTCTGGGTTTTTGGTGGGATCCATCAGCGGGGTAGCGGCTAGCTGACCAACTTGCTTTGTAATCTCCAGTTGCTTCTGTTGCTCAAGGTTCTGAGCCTTCTGCTTCTCAAGATCGTCCATACTCTTAACGAGATTGAGGACATCAATACCAGAAGCTGCAGCCAATCGTTTGATTGCTTCTTCAGGATTGATAAGAGATTGCAGGGACTCTGGACCCATGGTCTGTGCAATCAAAGTAAGGAAGCTAGTGAGTGCTTCCCTATCTTGACCTCTACCAAGAGCGTTAATA